TAGCAAGTGGAGATACTCAAGCTTTAAATCAAGCTATTGATGATTTAGAGTCTTCTGCTCCTAAAGTTATTACTGAAGAAACTTTAAAAAATTTAAAAATTAGCCCTAGAAGTTTATTACATAAAAATTTATTGGGACAAAAAACTACTACTAAAAGTGGTAAAATTAGAATAAAAGAAGCGTTAGATAATGCAGGTAATACTAAAATAGATGAAACTGCTGCTAATGCTTTACTTAAATTAATTGACGAACCAGCTTTACAAGAAAAACCCCCATCAAAAGGAAAGCCTCAATTTGCTAAACAAAAACCCCAAAGAATTGACGATACTCCAATTGGAGAGAGCCTTGAAATTTTTGAGCCAGTCGCCAGAACTGACATCGCCGATACCACCCGAATTGAAACTTCTGGACGAACTCCAGTGGGTGACAGTACAGGAGATACTAGAAGAACTGATGATGGAACAGTCGGTGTCAACAATACATTAGGAGGTTTACCTCCACCTGATTTACCACCACCTAGTAGATATCCTTTGCCGGATAACTTCCCTACTTCAAAACTTCCAGAAAGCTCAAGAAATTATAGAAAAGAAACAGAGCTATATAAAGACCTTACTGACATAGATAATCGACTTGAAACTGCTATTTATAGTTATCAAAGACAAGTAGCTCAAGATAGCAGATATGGACAAGGACCTTCGCCTATCTATCTTAGACCTTTAAAAAAAATACAAGCTGAAAGAAATCAAAAGATTAAAGAAATTATAGATAATGCAAATGTACAACCATCAGCTCCATCAGCTCCCCCTGAATTTAACCCTGCATTATTACCTCCTGAACAACAAGAACTTTTTGCAAAACAAAGGGAAGTAGAAGAAACTATTATTACAAGCACAACACCAGAAACTCTTATTGAGTCTTGGAAAAATAAATGGGGGAATAATGTAGAGTTAGCTATGAAACGCGGTATAGCTAATGTGGTTCCTACTTTTGATGCTTTACCTCCTGAAGTTAATAGAACAAATATACCTCCTAACGCTAAAGCTTTTGTTGTTAATGGTAAAGCTTATTTTATTGCTGACCGTATTGAAGCATCGGAAGGACCTAATATGTTACTTCACGAAATTGGCGTGCATTATGGTTTAAAAGGTATGTTGGGAAAAGCAAACTATGACCGTGTAGTTAAATCACTTAACAATAAAAAGGATAGTGATAAAGATATTAAAGCTGCATTTGAAGAAGTAGCTAAACTTTATCCTGAACTTAATGAAAATTCTGATGGATTTATTCAAGAAGTTATTGCTGAAATAGGAGATAATTCTCCTAACAATTCTGTATTCCGTCAAGTTGTAGTCTATATTAAAAACTTTTTATCTAAACTTGGTATGGGGTGGAATGTAGACAATATTTCTGCAGCTGAAATACAAGTTATGATTCAAGAGTCACTACGAGTTGCTTTAGCTCCAGAATCTTCTCAAGATGTTACCTCAGAAACTTTTGCTCTAGCAAGTAAAGACCCTAATGTACCAGCTCAACCATTCTATAGTCCTTTAAGAAAATTTATGGACGGCATAAAAATGACAAATATGCCAGCTAAACAATGGATATCATACTTTGAAAAAAATAGTGGTAAAGGAGTAAAAGAAGAATTACAAGTTACAGGTGTATTTGATTACTTAAATTTACGTGAAGATTTACGTACAAGCCCTGAACTAGATGATGCTCTTATAACAAATCGTGAAAGACAATCTGAAATGGCTCCAATTATTAATGCGAAACGATTAGCTACTAGAAATGAAAATGTAACTAAAGATGATATCTTAGAAATGATGGAAATTAACAATACAATGGTTAAAACATTAAATTCAAGTACAACAGTAGAATATACTAAAGCTGAATTAGATAATATAGAGGGAGAGTATAGAAATAACTATTGGGGAGACCAAAGTACAACAAGAGAACAAGCTATAAAAAAAGCAGCAAATTCATTAATAGGTGATAAGTTTGTACAGATTAGAAACCTTACCCAACTTAAAGAGATAGAGCAGAAAATAATAGATGAGGTTGGAGAATATATTGCAGCTGAAAGGAGAATTGAGAACAGTGGGTCACTAAGTATTGATAGCTCTGTTTTAAGCAATATTATATATGAAGTTGCTTCACAAGAACAAGGACTAATAAAAGTATATATAAGCGAAGAAGCGCAAGGTACTTCTGGTAAACCTTTTAATCAACTTAAAGATTACATAAATAACTTAAAGGACAAAGGGATACCAATAGAATACTATGACCCCATAGCTTCTCAATCTCTTACAGAGGGAGTCCCATCTTTAGAGGGCTTTAGTGAATTTATAAATGCCATAGAGGACTATGACAACTTCTATCCAGAAAATCTGCTTAATTCAACAATGAAAAAACTACAAAACGTATATAACAAACCTTTTTATACTCCTCAATTAGAGAAAGAATCCACATTAAAAGTTCAGGAACAAGTAGACCTCGCTGTTGATAGACATTTAAATAGAATGATAGAAAAGAAAAAAGAAGGAACGGGTACGTGGGGAGATGTGCAGTTTTTGTTAGGAGATTGGACAGATATGGGAGAATTAGTTATTAAATTAGCTGAAAATGCCCCAAAATCATTTACTCCCGCCTTCATATCACAGCATTGGGCAGATATAGAAAATGCATTGCTTCACATACGGTACAACATAAGACAAGACAGCGATGGAAATAGAGTTTTATTTATTGAAGAGTTACAATCAGATTGGGGGACTAATATAAAAAGTAATTTAAGAAGAGCTCAAGCTAGGTTAAAAACTACCCTAGATGACATTCGAGCTATTAATATAGATAATCCTCAAATAAGAAAAACAGGTACTTCCGACCTTCAAAGTCTTGAAGCTCAAAAAAGAAGCCAAGAAAAAGAAGTTGAAAGACAACAAGATATATTAAAAAATTCAAGGTATACAATACCTTTTGTAGAAAGCACAGACCTTTGGACTAAGATTGGCATTAAAGCGATTATAAGGCAAGCGGCAGAATTAAATGTAGATAAGGTTGCTTTTTTAAATGCTACTCAAGCTCAAACACAACATAACTATAGCGAATTTACTACGAGAGCTCAAGTTGAACGAGTAAGACGGGGGGATTCAAAGAAAGAAATAGAAGACGGTATTAAAAATGCAAAAGCTTATTATGATGTAATACTTCCAACACAACTAAAAAAAGTATTAAAAGAATTAAAAGGTCCTCAAATAGAAGAAATATCATTTATAAAACAAAATGGAAAGGTCAATGGAATTAAAAGAACTACAGATGTAGTAAGTTATTATAAACTAATATCAGCAAAGAAACAAAGAAAAGAAATTATAAAAAAAATGAAAGCTCTAGTAAAAGATAAAACTGTATATACTTTTGATGAATATGGGCAAACACCAAACATACCTATAAATAAAGATGGTGTTGTAGAATCTTATCTTAAAAATACACCTGGTGCTAAAAGAGTAACTCAAAATCGAGAGGAAGCTGGCAATCAATATGACGACGTTTTTGAACTATATAAAATATCTATGCAAGATGCTATTAATGAATCTTATGATGAGGATTTAAATCCAAACATTAAAAAAACATTAATGGATAATGGCTTATTGCGAGATGAAGTAGATATGGCATTTTTTAGTAACAAGGGAGAAGGCGGATATACTAACCCTGTAGATAGCTCTGGTTTAAAAAGATTATTTGCAAATACTCGAGAGATGTATCAGCCAATGGCAATATATCCAACTATGAAGGTAGTAAAAAACAAAGAATTATTAAATACTATAGAAAAAGAAATGGACCAAAATGCAGTAGATTTAGATAAGTTTCAAGATTTATTTATAGAATTACAACTAAATAATACAAAAATAACTAATATAACTAACAAGTTTCCTAGTCTTCAACCTACTGAAGAATATGCAAAAAGATGGCCTTCCGAACAGTTAGGGTTCACTATGACTCCGGAGTTAAAAGAAAAAGCTTTAGCAGGACAACCTATGTTTGCTAAACAAAGACCTAACCCTAAAAAAATGAAAGAAAATCTTAAAAAAACAGGGTATGACTCTAAAAAAGCTAAGCTTGAGGATGATAAAAATGTATTTAATATTCCAAATCTAGATAAATTTCAAACGGAAATATTTAATTGGGACACAGCTTTTAATAACTTTTTACAAAGAGCTATGATAAATCAAAAGAAATTAACATGGGATGAAATAAGTAAAAAATTATTAGATATATCAGTATCACAAGCGGTTCACTTAGATACTATAGCTAACGTATTTTTAGAAAAAGGTAAATTAATATGGGAAGAGGGTACTAGTAAATTTAAAGGAATTAGTGGAGAAGTTCCTTCGTTTGTTGAGTTACAAAAATTATTAAGAAAAAGTTTACCTTCTAATATGACAATGGAAGAGTACGAAAATATGGCTTCACAAGCTCTTATAGCAAAAAGAGAAACTGCATTATCTCCTATACAAAAAGCATTAGACAAAAGAGTAAAGGCTTTAATAGCTCAAGGTAAAAAAGAAGAAGCAAGAAAAATTTTTGATGCAGAATCTATAATATTACGAATGACACCTGCAGAAAGAAAAGCAGGGTTAGAATTTATGAACAAGGATTCAGATGTATATTTAAATGGTATTGATGAAATCTATGATATGTGGCTAAAAATAAGAGATGAGGTAGTTGAGTTTGGTGTAGCACAAGAAACTTTAGGTAGAAATGAAGCAGATAAATGGTTAGATGTAATGGACTATGTACCATTTTTTACAATGGACCAAGTAGCCAATGGAGTTCCTAGAGAATCAACTAAAGGAATATTAGCATATATATCAAACCCTAAATTTAAAGGTTCAACTAAACGTGTTAATAATATATTTGAAAATATGCAAAGGTGGACAACTTATTCAGTAATGAAAGGAGTTCAAAATAAAATATCTATTAATAAAATAGATGCGGGTATGGAAATTGTACCTGATTTATTTAAACGTTTAAAAGGAAATGAAAAAGGTTCTGGTAATGTAATTACGCTTATGAGAAAAACAGATAATGGTAATGTTGTCCCTGTACGTTATGATGTAGCGGACCCATTTTTTCTAAAAGCATTTCAAGGTTTTGATAGTATTCTTTTACCTGGGTTAAATGGAATAATGAGTGTAGCAAGTGATGCTGCCGATTCATTGCGAACTACTGTTATTAGAAACCCCTTCTTTGCTTTAAGTCAAATATTTCTTCAAGACCCTTACTCTGCTATGTTTACTAGTGGTACAAAAAATGGGGCAATGGTGCTTCTCCGTGCAATAAAAGAATTTCCTCTCACACTACTCGGATGGAGCAAGACTCATAAAGAAATGGAAAAGTATGGAGTAGTAGGAAGAGCCAGTAGTTTTACACAAAGTGCTCAGTTAAAACAAAGTTCTGATGCGTTACTTAGAGAAGCAGCAAAAGGAAAATTTAATATATTTAATATTTTAAACAGGGCAGCGACAGGTATTATAGAAGTAGGAGGATTAATACCTACTAGAGTAATATTAGACCGAATTGCTATGTATGCAGATAATGCTGTTAGGCAAGCTACTTATGAACAAGAAATGGCAGAAAGTGGGAATAAAGGAATAGCTTTAGAAAAAGGTTTGGAGGTGATTAACTTTAGAAGAGCTGGAGCTTGGTCAGCAATAACTTCATTAAGACAAATGTCACCATTTTTTGGTGCATATCTTCAAGCACTTTCAATACAAGGTAGAGTATTATCAGGGCGAGGCATTTCACCTCAAAAAAGAGCACAAGGGCTTAAAAGATTTTTATACACTGCTGCGATGGCAACTACTGCTAATTTAATATATAACATGTTAATATCTGACGAAGAAGATTATAAAAAAAGAGACCCAGCACAAAGAGATTGGAGAATATATACAGGTAAAGATGGTATCTTCTTTAGAATAAGACCAGATATATTTGGGTGGATAACTAAAGTATTACCTGAAAGGTTCTACCAAAATATGATTGCGGAATCTGAAGATAATAGAAAAACTATGGACTCTATAATAAGAACATTAAAAGAAGCTACTATAATAGGTCCTACTCCGCTACAAGTATTAAGACCTATAATGGAAGTATTGATAAATCAACGAGTTAGAGGGGGATTCCCAATAGTACCTCAAAGGTTAGAAGGGGCTCCATCAGAAGACCAATTTACTAAAAACACATCAGAACTTATGAAAATGTTATCTGACCAAGCTAAAAAAATGGGAATAGAATTTTCACCTCTTAAAGCTACTTATCTATTACAACAATATTTTTCATACGCAGCTGGTATTATATTTTTCTTAACTGATGAGCTGGTATCTGAACAATATTTTAATGTAGAAAGACCTGAAAAATCTGACCAAAATAAAAAAAACCAATTGATGCCCTCTTTTGTAGATAAAGAAGAAGGAAATAGAAAAGAAGCTGACTTTTATGAGATGAAAAAAGATTTTAAAAAAATTGTAAATGAAATTAACTATATGGAAAAAAACAATTGGGATAGAGAAAAAGTAGAAAAATATAAAAAAGAAAATAGAACAAAAATAATTGCTGGTGGAGAGCTTGAGTTAATTCAACAACAACAATCTGATATTAGAAAACAACTACAAGATGTTCGAAACGCTCCTAAAGATAGATATAATGCTCAACAGAAAAGAGCTAAAATTGAACAACTTTTAAAAGACCAAGGTACCAATTTTAAAAGAATAAGACAAATGCGTGATGATATTTATGGGGTAAAAATGCAAGCTCCTACTTATGATAAAACTCTGCCTGCTAATTAAGTCGCCATACCCTTACACCAAAATGGTCATCTTTAATAGTCACAAATACTTTAACTTTAACACCTACTCTCTTAGCTCCTGATTCAATTGCATATATCATGTCAGAAGACTTAAGAGTAGGTATAAAAAAACTTTCTCCTATATCCATATTCTCAAAAGGAAATACCCATTCAGGCTCGTTATTTAATTGCAGGGTCAATCTCCTTTAATATAGTTTTTTCTAAAGTATCAATATCAATAATATAAGCATCAACATTAAACTCATCTAACCCCGGCTTCCAATTAGATGCCATCTTCTTACGTTTCTCTACAATAGTAGTACCATTTTGTTTCATCTGATAAACAAATTGTTTAGGAGAGGTGTTATTTTCTTCAATTAAAAACTTACGGAAAGGTGACTTAGATAGGCACAGTTCTTTTTTATCCATATCTAATCTAATAAGAAGTGAATTTCTAGGCTCCATAATAACTTTACCCTCGTCAATTTCTAAAATAGAGTTAGTATTATTTTGGATAAACTCAGTAATTAAAGATTGGTAGTTAACGTTGTTAGTTTTTACTACGTTCTCTCTGATGTCTATCATTTCTGAAACTATCTTATCATACACTCGGTCTAAATCTATATGAACTATGTCTGCTTCATCTGCTATTTCGCCAGCTACCATAGTGACAGCTACTAAGTTTTCATAGAACCTAAACGCAGTATCATCTCCAAAATCTTTTTTAAACTTATTAATCCATGTATCAATTCTTTTTTCTATATCCTCATCACTATGCTTAAATAATTCTTTAACAAACTCAGGTCCAGCCCATCCGTGGTTAGTAATAAAGGTATTAAATATAGCTCTACCTTCACTCGGTTTATCAGCGATAAGCTTAGGTTTACGGATAAAGAATTCTATCAGTCGTGCCACCTCTCCATTAGGGTCTTTCTTTAAAGCTGATAGTTTGTCGTATAGAGAGTGATTAGTAGTAAAGACAGCAATTAAAGCTGCAGATAGTTCATGGTCTCTCTCAGCGTTAACCGAAGCTTGCATTCTAATCTTAGCTTTACCTTGAGAAACTTTGTGAATTAACTGAGATAAAACACGCCCATGAGTATTACCTACCTCATCTAAACCAAAGGGAATATTATGTAGTGCAAGGTATCGACCTGTCATTCCGTTTTCGGTAGCATCTAATACAGACATATCTTTAGGGTGACCCCACATACTTAATGATGCATAAAGTGCTCCTGTTTTACCAGCTCCAGTATCGCCTGTAAGAGATAGGGTAACACCTGAAGTAGAAGTGTAAGGCATTAAAATAGAACTTAACCCTGTAAGCATAACAAAAGCATGGACTTCTAACCCATGAGTATTTAATTTATTTGCTGCCTCTTTCCATAACTTATAATCTCCAGACCTAGTTAAGTGTTTAGCAATTCCTTTACAGAGAGGTGAAGTAGGACTACTTAACTCTTTACCTTTTTTATTTATCTCAATATCCCCCACTACAAAAGCATCTTTGTCAGGAGTCCATCCCATTTGTGTTCGCATTACTTCAGCTGAACCTTGAGCCACTAAGTATTGACCCCATTTAACTACATAGCTCATAATATATTTCCATTGGTTAGTGATAGGGTTAAATAGTACCCCGTTGCGTGCTAGTGTTTTTCTTAATTCATTACCGTCGTAAACTACACTAAAAGGTAATAAAAATTCTCGTGCCTTATCATTGGGTAAATCTGTTTTCATTAACATACAGTCGCCATCCACTATACTAAAAATTCTTTTTAATGGATACAAATCATAGGTAGTAACAATCTCTTCTTTCTGTTCAACCTTATCTCCATTTGCATCAAATACAGGGGCAGGCTTAAAAACAATACCTCCATTAGTCCCTCGTTTGAACTCATTAAACTCTACTGGCAGTCCATGTAATTTTGTAGTTACCATAGGAACACCATTTAAAGAGGCTTTTAATTCTGACTTAAGAGGAGTATC